AGAAGTATTGTTTAAAACTTTCTACTCTGTAATACATTATCCTTTTACCCAATCTTTAGCAATTGTAAAGTTTGCTCTACTAAATTCTAATCTATCTACAAGTTTAATTGCACCTGCAACTCTGTCAACTGCAACAAAACCCTCTGGTGCTGTTACTTTATAACCAGTAGGTGTTCGTAAGAAGTGACCGATACTTTGTACTTGATTTAATTTTTGTATCAAAAAGTTCTTTGCATTACCTAAACTAATATGACTTGCAATTGCAAAGTATAATGCTTGTTTATTTCTATCAATATATTGTAAACCAATTTTCTTTTGTTGTATAAACTTCTCTTTACCTTTATCTGTTTTACGACTATCTATTTCTGCGTCTATAAAACTTTCGTAATAATCTCTAAATCCTTGTTGCATTACTGCAACTTTTTCCATGCCTTGTTTTGAGTTTCTAATATATGAATTGAAGTATGTTTTTAATCTGTAACCAACAGATATTTGGTCACTCATAGATGTTTTAGACATTTCATCTAAAATAGGTTTTGCTTTTCTTAATGAGCCCTCAGCCATTCTTATCAATGCGTCAAATCTGTTTAACTCTGATTTATTAAATGTTGCTGAACCAGATGTATCTGTAAAAGCTGCTGACGCTAAAAATACGGAAGTAGGTCCTTGACCTTTGATACTACCGAAACCGGCAGTTAAAGATGACATTGTTTTACCTGAATACTTTGTATGAAACACAATACCTAATTTTGCTCTGGCTATTCTTTTTGCAATATCACTACCTGCTGGTACAGCATAAGTGATTGTATTAGGTGTAAAGGTAATCATTTTTTCTCCGTCAATGGCAACGGCCTTTAAATCACCTCTTGTGAAAAGTAAATCTCCTTGGTAAATACCATCTAACCCCAATTTCGGCAGTTCTCTCAAACACACTTGTAATTTGTTAGCGAGTTCACCACCATGGTTCCGTCTTATGTCGGTTGGTGTATAGTTGATTTTAGGAGTTTTGTTGAATACAGACTTTGTTCCTACAAAGAATTTACCATTTTCTGGATTAGTACCACAGAATACGGCTGGTGCACCGTCCCATTTTACAGACATATTTAACTTACCACCAATATTGCCGGCAAGCATATTTCGTACTGAATTTAGGAAGTTGATTGCATTTACACCACCTTGTGAACCACGATTAATTATATCGTCTTCTAAGTGTTCGAGGTGTGTGTTCTTTTCCTGTGTGAAAAAGCCTTTAAAACTAAACATTTGTTCTCCAATTTATCCATTTATATAATACTCAAATACCCATTAACAAATCATACAACTATTTATACGATTTAATACTGGTATTATAACATATTTCGCTGGTCATGGCAAGCACTTTTTTCGTTTTTTTACTTAAATTTAACACCTGGGGTGTTGATATATAGTGATTTTCCTTGCCATCCACCAGCAGCTCTGGTTCTTATTGTGATTTTGATGTTAACCTTTTTACCATCATAGGTAAAATTTAAATTAAATGCCTGTGAAGTACCATCATAAGTATGATTTAGTTGTGTTAATTTATTAACTTTTTTATTAAATAGTACACTTTGTAAAGCATTGTCGGCTGATACATCTTTGATTGTACTCTCACCAGTTTCTCTACCTACTAATAGTTTGTAGGGGCATGGTGTGAAAGAAACTCTAGGGTCATCATAAGTATAAAAATAAATTGTATTTAAGAAATAAACTAAGTTTCTATTATCTTTTAAATACTTTACAAGATTTTTAATATGATTGTTTCTAAACTTATAATAAAAATCTTCACCATAAAAATCTAAACCATCTGCTCTAAACTTGGCTGCTAATCTGCCAAACTCCTCACTAGAAGCAGTTTCACTAAATTTCTCTTTTGTTATGTCAAATGCCTGTATTGCCTTTTTAGCATTTGGTTTTTTAACATCTTTGGCAGCTTGATTCCATGAGTTGTCAATTAATTTTCTAATATTATTTAATTGAACATTATTACCTAACTTATCGTAGTAAGCTGTAATATTGGTATTAAATTTTGGTGTTTCGTCTGAACCTGCAGCTATCTTATTTGAATAACCTTGAAAACTTCCATCTGTAAATTTTAATATAACATCTGAAGGTGTTTTAGGAGATATGCCAGTTGGTTTTCCTCTAGGCACCCAAAAATATTTCTCAACAGATTTTCTAGTAATATCTTTTAATACTGCTTTTGCATTGTTAAGACCAATTTTTATATCTCTATCTGGTGTTTCATCTTTATCTATCAACTCTGATAAATCATCAAAGGTTACAGGTTTGCCTTCGCCTGTTAAAACACCTGTTGATTTGTTACCCATTAAAGTACAATGTTTTTCTAATTGAGAAGGTGTCATAGGTTTATTAATCATAAAATACATAGTACAAAACTCATTTACATTTGATGAAGCTGTACTATCTTTTCTCTGCTTAGTGCCTAAATGACCTGTAATTTGTTTTTTGGTAGTTTTTATACCATAAGGTAAATTTGTATTTTTATCTATAGCTAATTGAAAAAAATATGTACCTCTTGAGTCAATAATAGTTTTACCTTTTACTTTATCTACGCATTTATATAATATTACTTCATTAGGTTTAAGTTTAATACCAACTTTTTTTAAGGCGTCCCTAGTAGATGATATAGTCACAGAATCCATTGTATAGAATGGATTTGGTCCTGTTTTTGTTTTGTAATATGGTGATACAGTTGGCATACTACTATTTATACAGTAGTTTTAACTAAGAGTCAAGCCCTTTTTTCGCCTTTAAGACATAAGAAGTCTGGAATACCACCATTGATTAACCAAACTTTATGTTTGTTTTGAAACTTTACAAAATCAGAAGCGTCTTCTTCAAAAAAACATTCTTTGACGATTCGTTTTGAAGGATGTTCGATAATATGCCATAATATCTTCTTACCCTTTTTAATCATCTTCTTTGTATAGTACAAATCTTTCTCCTGTAAAGCTTTACCACCAGGTCTTTTATCACCTTTGTGAAACCTGACCTTTTGTTTTTTCTTAGGCATTTTGTACGAAATTCATATCCCAAGATATAATTCGTTTTTTCCCTTTCTTAGCTGCATGAGGTGGACTAAAATGTTGTACAAATTGTGGTACAACAACAATTTGACCCTCTGATACAGGTAAAGGATAATAGATTGTAGTATCTGATTGTATATTATTCCAAGGTTGAATATAATTTGTTACTGAGCTTCCATTAGGTAAGTCTAGGTATAAAATACCAGCTAGACCTAAAGAACCATGATTATGTGGAGAATGATAATCTCCTTTATTGTAAGTAACCGACCATATATCTTCAATAGAACAGGAATTTTTTATTTGTTGAGATAACATATCAAATTCTTCTTCTAAAATTTGTGTAAAACCTTGAGCTAAACCACTTCTATCAGTTTGCCTATTTGTGGTAAAAGATTGTATACCTGTTCTTTCTTCAGGATAAGACTTTAAAAGATTTACTAACTTCTTTTTCTTTTCGTTTTTAAAGTTTAATACTGGTACTGTATAGTAAGGGATATTAAACAAGTTTCCACTTAACATTATTTTTTCTCCGTTATTTCTATAACTTTGTCATAACTTTCTTGGACTGTCCAAGTATTTTCTTTTGACCAAATGGTCGTATGTTTACCTTCATCTGCTTTCAATACATCTTCAAAGAAACAAGAAATTCTATCCATGTCAATGGCGATTTTCTTGCCCTCGTAAGGTGCTGAAGCATTGGTAAATGTTTTAAAGTTTGCCATTATATACTCCTATAGTTTAAATTCTGAAAACTTATCATATGCCTGTTCAGGCTTAGGATAGTCTTCTTTTGTTTGCGTTTGATTGGCGTCAACAATATTCTGAGCATTGTTTTCTACATCATACAATCTCATTTTGGCTCTGTCAACACCTACGATAAATGCCCTATTCATACTAGGGTCATTGTAACGATTTTTTAACTGTTTAACTTTCATTTGACCTAACGCTTCCAATTCTTCATTAGACATTAAGGCAAACATAAAGTCAGCAGTTGCCGGTAAACCAAAACTTTCAGATGTATCTTCCAAACCAATATCGGTAGAAACAAATCCGGTTCTAGTTGTTTGCGTGGCACTAAAAATTGGCATATCAAACTCGACAGCCAGACCTCTTAGTTCTTCAGCAATTGCTTTTATGTAGAAGTAAGATGATATATTACCACCTTTAAATCTTGCACTAGCACATATATTTAAATAATCAATAAACACCACATCAGGTTTAAAAGATTTCTTTAAAGATAATTCATTTATCAATGCTCTAAAGTGACCACTATGAGCAGAAGCTGTTGGATATTCTTTGATAATTAATGAGCCTTTTGTTTTGGCATTTAACTTATCAACTTTTGTATCATAAACTTGTTTAGGCATATCTCTAATATCGTCCATAGAAATATCAAATAAGTTTGCGTCAATTCTTTCAGCAATTCTTTCTTCAGCCATTTCTAAAGTAATATATAAAACACTTTTACCTTGTAATAAAAAACTAGAAGCTACATGACACATAAACAAAGATTTACCAACACCTGTACCTGCAAGAGCAATGTTAAGTGTTTTACTAGGTACACCACCTTTTGTAATTCTATTAAAGTAATCTAAATCAAATTTAAATCTTTTTTCTTTTGTATGGTACCAATCATATCTGGATTGAGCGTCTGCAATATAATCGTGACCAATATGATTATCGAAACTAACTGCCAAGGCGTCTGATAAAATACCAGGTATTGCCTCAGGTGTTCTTTTTTGGTCTTTGTTATCTAAGATTTTAATACCAGATAATACGGCATTATGCACGGCTCTATCTTTACACCACTTTTCAGTTGTATCTAACAACCATTGTAAATCTACCTTATCATCATTTGCGCCAGCAACTAACTGTTTTATATTTTTAAGTTGTTCTTCGGTTAAATCTTTTCTTCCACCAAGTTCAATAAGAATAGTGTCTTTTGTAGGTAAGTTTTTATAACTCTCTACAAACTTTTCAATTTCAGTAAACAGTATTGATTCTTCACTATTTGTAAAGTAATCAGCCTGAATAAAAGGCAAAGCTTTTCTAGTAAAATTTTCATTAAAGAAAAGGCTACTTATAATTGTGGTTTCTATTCTATCACTTAATGATTGCTGTACCATCTTCTATTTGTTTCTCCATCAGTTCTAATAATATATCGCCAATATAATTAACGAATTCAGTTTCATCTCCTAATTCTTTTTTATTAGGATTTTTTATTATATCATAATCAAATATCATTGGCAAGGTTCCATCAGGATTTTCATCTTTTGCGAAACTAACATTACCATACTTGAAGATAATACCATCATACTTTTCAGATAATAACTTTATGCAAGTGAAGTCATCACCTTCTTTTTGTACAAAGGTATAGTTTTTATTCTTCGTCTTCGCCGTATGTGAATTTTCTTTTTGTGTGTTCATCAATCTTATCTAATACCTCTTTTGTAAAATACTTATCAGCGTTTTCATTAATACTCTTACCAAATACTTTTGTACCATCAGGCATTTCGTATCTTGTAGATACTTTCTTAAACACACCAGCTTCTTCGCCTAATTCTAATAGGCCGTAATGTCTATCTAGTCCTGTTTTGTATGTTAACTTAACATCAATCATTGCATTTTCTTTTGTCAGCCTTGACTTGTAATTTTTACAATGAATAATATTACCAATAACTTCGGTACCGTCTTTGTCTTTTCTTTTACTTAGATATATAATTGATGAAGCGGCGTACTTCAAACCTGAACCGCCACCCATTTCTTTTTGTGGGAACATAGAACCAATAACATCATATGTATGGTTGGT